CTACAGTCAAAGCGAAGTAGCAGACCGCTTCGAAGCAATGGCAGAGTTCATGGAAGAATACTGCATGGAGGACGCATAATGATCAGACTGTATCAAATGCAAAGAATAACGTTTCCAACTCCTAGAAAATGCCCCTACTGCGGTACACCCGCAGTAAAGGGCAAAGGAGAAGGCGGTAGGGATATAGACCCTGATCGTTACGGCCATCGTTATGGATACTTCTGCACTCTTCGGTGCGGCACTAATTATGCAAATTATGTGTGGTTTCGGGAAGGAATTAAAAATTCATAAATTAAAGCCCGCTAATCGCGGGCTTTTTTATTGCCTTGACGTTACTCCCATAATATCCCATACTGGGCTTCTTTATGAGGAGACCAAAATGGATATCGAAGAAGGTTACTACGACTGCATCGTCGAAAAAACAGAGGACTGTGACCACGGTCCATGCACCGCTTATACAGCGTACCTTAACGGTCACGCGGCGTTCACTGTATATTTATACAGCGATAAACCCGACATGATTTCTATACACGAAGAGTGAGAGGTTCAATGAAAACGTTCTATATTGAATTGGATAAAAGAGAGGGCTTTTACATAAAAGCCTACAGCAGCAACCAAGTCTACGACATGTTCAAAGACTTCTATGTGATCTATGAAATCAAAAGTGTTGAGTAACTCTTTCTATATATATAGCCAGAAAAATAAAAAAAATAAATTTTGCGTTTAAGGGTGTTACCGGTGTTACGGTGTTACCTTTGTATCTATGTATATAATAAGAAAGGGTTTTTCGGTAACTTTTTTGGGTAACACCTCTGTTTTGAAGGTGTTACCTTATATACCTTCTTAGAATGTCTTATAAACTCTTACGCTAGATTTAGTGGTTCAGCCTTGTTATGACACAATTATAGCAAAATAAACGAGGCTAAAAATGGCAAAAACACCCCCAATTCCGAAGGGTTTGGTGTTACGGGTGAAGAAAAAACCCACCGGAAAGCGTTGGACCAAACAAAATCCGGATGAATTGAGAGGCCGCAAGAGATTGCATGAACAATCGCCTCTGACCCGTATGCAAGAAAAGTTTGTAAAAGAACTGGTTTCCAACGATGGAACCATTACAATGTCAGAAGCCGCAGAACGAGCGGGCTACACGAAAAAGTCCGCTCCTGTTCGTGCGTCTCAGATGACAAACCCCCACATCAGCCCACACGTTTGCGCCGCGATTAAAAAATATCGTGACGAGCTAGATGAGAAGTTTGGCATTACTTATCAAAGACACGTGCGAGACTTACAGCGCATTCGTGATTTAGCCATTGAAAACGGCGCGTACAGTGCCGCAGTGCAGGCGGAATATAGGCGAGGTCAGGCGCAGGGCGATATCTACGTCAGTAAGTCTGAAATCCGTCACGGCAGCATTGATAGTATGAGCCGCGAAGATGTTCAAAAAGCTTTGGATGAATTGAAGCAAACATATGGCGCAATTGACATTACCCCAGACGAAGATGGAAGCGGGGCTGTATCAGCAATTGAAGGCAGCTACGAAGAGATCGACGCGGACGCTGATTCTTACGCGGATTGAAAACTGGGCAAGCCAAGGCATTCCTGACCTTCTCATATGTGATGAGCTAGGAAAGTTTCACTTTGTTGAATTGAAGTTTTGTAAGGCTAACGCGGTTAATCTTAGCCCGCATCAGGTTGCATGGCATATCCGTCATAAGACTTCATCATGTTGGACTTTGATCAAAAAACAAAACAAGCCCGACAGCCCACCATTTCTTTTTGTATATCATGCGGATCAAGCAATGGATCTAAAGGCGGACGGTTTAAAAACTGAGCCGCGATTAGCGCACGAAAAGAAATTTTTGTGGGATGACGTTTTCAACTTGATATGTCCTATTTAATCGCATATTCTCTTATCATCAGAAAGTGAGGTAAAATGCATTACAAAGACATAAACAGATACATGTTCGAAGACATTCAGATGTGTATGGAAAAAATACATGCTTTTGACAGGCTAATGACTGATCCCGATTTAGATAGTTTTTGGGATAAGGTGCCGCGTAATGAGCCCGTTGGACATCAGAAAATTGTTTGCGCCGCGTTAGAGCAAGCGTTTAGCGCTTTGAACCGTGCGCAGTTAAATTGGTTAGCCGCTTCAAAGTATAATAACGCCGCGGTTGATCCGTTGCCTAATCGGAGGGCGGTGTAAATGTTTCTGCTTAATTGGATAGGCCGCTTATTATATGGTCCGGATTTTGACGAATTAAGCCGCCGCGCAAATAAGCCCCGCCGTCGCAGAAAATAAATAAAAGTTTACCCGCTTGCATAGCGGGTTTTCTTTTGTTATGAGTATGGGATAAATCTTATATGAGGTAAGACAATGCTTTTAGAAAAGAATAAGCGTCATCATGGAACCTATGCGTTATTTGCAGATGATCGTCATATTTGCACGTATTCGTATAAAGAAAACGCGGAAAAGGCCGCGGACGATTTAACCGAGCATGATAGAAAAAACGGGCGAAACACTTTGTATGCCGTAAAAGAAATTGCTTTCTTGTCATCTAATCGGGGTTGAACAATGCTAAGAACAGTTGAAACATCACGGGCAAAGAAAACCAAAGGAATAGCCGTCACATACAGAGCGGGCCGCGGGGATAAATTCGGAACGTGCCCGCCGTCATGTGCTTTAAACGATAGCGGAAAAGGCGCGAAAGAAATAGATTGGCAATATTTTGACGCATTGCTTAACGCTGTACCGCGTAAAGGGGTTGCGTTCACATATACGCATTTTGATTGGCGTGATTGGTTTCGCAAACAAAAGCGCGGGATAGATCACCCCAAAGGTAAAACCGTTGTCAATTATTCCGCGGACAATTTACAAGATGCGGCAATTGCGGCGGGCGCGGTTCCTACGGTGACCGTTGTTGATGAGGCCAAATGGCAAGGGAAAAAATGGTTTCCTGTCGAATTGGAAATTGAATATGCGCGTGATGATGTCCCAAACGAAAAGCACACCGTTGTGCGATGTCCCGCAGAATACCGCGACATATCTTGCGCTCAATGTGGAGACGGCGAGCCGTTTTGCGCCCGTTTAAATCGTAAATTTATTATTGGTTTTACTGCGCACGGTCCGAATAAACGCAAGGCCGCGGACGAAACCGCTCAGGGGGGTTGCTATGCCGCGCAAGGTAATTGCCGCATATGGTGGCAAGATACCGCAGAAAGTGAACAAAGCGAAACCGACGGGGAAAAGTTAACGCGCTTTGTTTCTGGCCTGCCTCCGCGTTCAATCGTTCGGCACCATGTTGCGGGGGATATCGGCAAATAAACTTTTAAAAAGTTTTACCTTGCATAATATGGGAAAATATAAGAGAATACGGGGCGGGCGCAATCCTGCCCCGTTTTTTATGAGGTAAATCAAAATGCAAATTGAAAATCAAAAAGGTGACCTATACGCTTTGATGGCAAAAGTTAAAGAACAGCACGAAAAGCAAGGCGATGTTATAATAAGCACCGCGCAGCTGCAAAAAGCAACCGACGCGGAGGGCAACCCGCAAATCATTATTGAACAAAACGGCGGCGAGCCAACCCGCATTTTAGACGTTAATGACCACGCGCACGGCCAAATAGCGGCGGCGGCTGAAATTGACGCTAGAACAGCACGGCGCTTGCAAGCCAGTTACCCGCAGGAGTATGACGCTTTGATCAACGCGCGTTGGCAAAAAGAACCGTTGAACCGTATGGTTCGGACATATTTGGAAGTGGAAGAGACACGCGGGCAAGCACGTGCTTTTGTTTCTGATAAGTTTAAAACTTTTGACAATAAAAATTTGCTGGAAGCCGCATTGCCCCAACTGATTGAAAGTGATGCGCAATGGCAAGTTGTAAACGCTAACGTTACTGACAAGCGCTTAAATTTGCGTTTAAAAAGTTTAGTGCAATTAGGGCAAGCCGCCGTCGGGGATAAAATGGCCAATGGCATTGGCTTGTCGAATAGTGAAGTTGGCGCGGGATAGCTCAGATTATGGTCTATTATCTAATGAGGCTAAAGACGCGGACAATTTAGCACTTGCTTTAAAATTGCGCGATTTAACGGGCGCATATGCGAGCCGCGACACGTTCGATAAGGTGCTTGATCAAATGAACGCCGCGCATGGTGACATTATTGAGGGCGAATTTTCCGAAATACCGGTGCGCGTCGGATCCGTTTTAAAACTGACTAAAAAAGAAAATACTGACGTTTTAAATGGTTTGATGGCCACCATTGGCCAAAGCGGTTATGAGCAGGGCAAGCCATTGACCCGCGCAACGCTAGTCAATGCTGTAACGGCGGTTGCAAATAAA